TTTGTATAACCTTCTAAAATTAAATCGGAGACAGATTTTTTTACTCTATGGCAAACAAATGAAGCATCTTCAAGGCTAGTTGCACGTCTTGATACTAAAAATTCTTCAGGGGGTACAGATATTACTTTGACCTGCCCATATTTCTTAGTACATTTTACTTTTAAATCGTATGACGCTATCTCAGGACTAATCAATGTACCAAAATCATCTACTTGAGCCTTCTCTTGTATGTTTTTTGATAGCTCAATTATCTCCATTTCATCATTAGCTAGGACAGATTGATACTCAACGTCAGTTAAGTTCTCATAAGTGTCTGTTTTAATCTGTTCTTTCTCTTCCCAGTAATGTTTGATGATACCTGTCTTAGATATCAACGCATCTTTAAAGACATCGTATAAAACTTTAAAGCCATTGTTTTGTTTATTAAAAACATAATTAACATAGTCGGTAGCTTGTTGTGCCATCTCGACATCTTCAGGACCTTGGGGTTCAAACTCAGCAATATTGTTATGCGTTGTAAATATACGCATAAGACTTGGCATAATGTATTCAATAGTATCTCTAACATCGGTTGTAACGATTTCAGAACGACCATCAATCTCATTACCAAACTTCTCCCCCAGGTAATACTCCATGTTCTCTTCTCTTTGAGCAGAGAGTTCTGTATTGAAGTTTCCTGTGGAAGATTCTATTTCATTGGTAAGATGAGCTACTAACTCATCTTTTGTCATTTTATTTTCTGCCATTTTTTACCCAAGAGTTATATATTTCTTTATCTGCTTTTCCTTTGGTTAACAGATTTTCTTTGACCAGCTTTCATCTTATCAAGATATTTTTGGTAGGCTTTAGTTGTATACTTACCACCTGCTCCTTGTCCTTTAGATTTTGAAGGCGTGTTAGACTTTGCAGTTCCAGCAGTCTTTTTTAATTTATTGAGTGCTGCTTTTCTCTTTGCAGCATCTTTAAGTTTTTTTATAGCTGCTGCACTACCGACAAGTTTGCTTTTAGGTTTAACTGTGCTAGTTTTACCAAACCTACTTTTCTTTATACCACCTGTTGTTTTAGTAGCAGTTCCACCAGTTTTCATAAGTTTATTTTTGGCAGCTGTACTACCTCTCGAATTTTTTGCTTTCTTTTTTAAGTCTAATAAATAATTTGCCATTGTTATCTCCTTACACGACTGCAACGTCAGGACCTAATCTGCCTGATGATTGCCAACGTGAACCTTTAGTTGTTGAATGTCTTAAGCTCAATGCAGCATATCGTGTAGCCGACATTAAGTCATCTCTAAGTTTAACTAGTTTGCCATCTTTACGATGATACATACGATACTCCTCAAACCAGTCATAAAGGGTATTGAATACTTTAAATTTTCCATGTTCCATTCGGTCTAACATATCCATTAGTCCTGTTTCTACACTGTTCCCACCTTTCTTCTCTCCCAATGCTGGGGGATTTTCAAAGTGAAACGGCAACATATTAACGTGAGCATCTCTGTATTGTTCTGCTAAAGTTATACCACTGCCTTTGTCATGCTGATATCCATCGTGAGGAAATACTATAGGAATCCAATCACTCCCTTCCCTCTCATTGATATGCGTTGCGTGATGAGAAGGTATTTGTTTAGCCATACGATAACAATCATAAACATAAACAATGTCTTCGTCTCTGTCCCAAGCTAACCATACTACGGCTGTAGGGTGGTCATAACCAAAATCTATCGCTGCAATCCGAGCGTAATGTGGTGGGATTGTGAAGGGATTACAGCTTAATACGTCTTCTTGAATAGGGAATACCAATCCACTTCCTATCATTGGTATACCTTTAGACCTCATCTCCCTTTCGTGTGGGGGTAAGGCTTGTAAAATTTGTTCTTTCATTTTGGTAGTTAGATGGTTTGCATCTTCCCAACCTGCTGTTATGAGAGCCTGTGAAGGCTTTAAATCTGATGTAAAGTTCTGTACTACCTCAGTCATACCTGATTCAGGAGTAAAGGTCATATAGACTTGTCCTTCTTTATCTAAGGTTCTAGTAATACATTGCGAGTATATATCTTGTGGGGGTTCTTCATCGAGCCATATCAAATCCATGGACTCCCCCATAAATTTTTCACTACCCATTTCGTAGGCTTTGAAAGCTACCCTCGACCACCCACCTGAAGAATGTTTAACTAATACTGATGAATGAGCATTAGGTACACCAGGTTTCCTTGTAGTCTCACCAATAAGGTGTTTGGGTATTGAACCTTTACCTCTATCTCTAGGGTTGTCAGGTTGTCCGAATAATTCTTTTTGGCATATATCTCTTGTGGTTTCATTACTTGCACCACACACCCAAGCCTTGATAGGTTCTATAAACCTTCTACCTTCCCACCAATCAGGGTATCTGCCTGTTAGATGTATAGCCATTTCCATTGCACCTACATAGGACTTACCCACTCGGTTGGCAGCCATTAACAATCTTTGGTTGGCATCTTTGCTGGTGAGGTGAAATCTCTTTTGAAACTCATAAGGCTGATAGTATTTTAATTTATCTTCCTCCGACCTTTTAGTTAAGGTAGAGATTATCTCATTCATTCTTTCGTTATCTTTATTCATATTGTAAGAGACATACTAATCCACTTCTAAGTATATGATTTTTAAAAACATGTTGTCAATAGTTATATTGATAAGGTGCTATTAGGCGAATGGTTTAGTAATATGTTTTACTAGATTGATATTACAGATACTGAGTGGAATAGTAATATATATGAGGTGGACTAGGCTATAGGGGGTCATGGGGTCTCCTAGATGTTCGTATAATATCGTATGAATATCGTACAGTAAAATAATTCTAGCATGTGGGTGCATAGGCAAGGACTACTATTTCAACCATCTATTATGTCTCACGTGGAACATTATAATACTAAAAATATAATTATGTATTTCTTTATAGACCTATGACAATTAGCCACTGAATGAAGGGCGAAAACTAAAATTATAGTTCGTATAATAAACCCTTGTAAGTCATTGATATTGTCAAAAGCGTATAGCCTTCTGAGCTCCTTAAAGGTAGTAGAACAGATGTTTTATTTGGAAGGCTTGTCTCTATGTCTTTTGTTAATAAAACGGTCAAATCTGGAATATAAGTAAAATCTAATATGTACGTTTTTTGTACTGTTTTTGTACGAATATTGTACAGCAAATATTGTACGTTTTTCATACGATTTATGATTGTATATTGCTCCATATAGAAGGGTATTTGATAGCCGTTTTTGAAGGGTGAAAAAATTAATTTTAATTCTTTACATGTTCAACAAAAATAATGTTTGACACGCTTTGAAATAGGAGTATAGTGGAACATATTGGAAGGGTAGATAATATCATGATTCCATATCTGAAGAGATTAAACTATATACCTTCGGGGTCGACTAATGAGACTTGCAACACAGAAGGACGCACGGCACGGATAGACAACCAATAACACGGTTAGGACTATTGAGGTAATGTCTAGCAAGAATAGCAAGTGAGTACGGACGTTGACAGCGTCCAAAATCTGAAATCAAAAAGTAGGATAAAATTTGAAAGTAATAACATTCAGTTAGTCATTGCGTGAGCTTAAGACGTGGAGATGTTAGACAGCATAATAAAGTATGCCATTGTAAATTCGGACAGCCGTTCCGTGAATGGTAGAGTAGCTAACAAAACCGTCAAATAAACGCTGATAATTACAAGTAGATAAAGAGTAGGAGTATTTTTATATATTTTTATATCCATTACAGGGTATAGACACCGTTAATTTTGCTACATATTTTGATTAATTACGTAGATTTTTGCACCGTTTATACCCTGTTAAATCCTATATATTTACAGGGTCTAGAATCCTATAAATACATAGCATTTAAGCTATGAAAATTAATACTTATGGAGATATAAAATGATAGAACACGAAAAATACATAACTCATGAAGGTAAACGCACTAATAAATCTAATTTAAAACTGTTGTGTTCAATGAATGACAACGGTAGTGATGTTGAAATATTGGTTAGTTATTGGACGCCTGTAGCATATGCTATTGACGGCTTATGGCATTACACGTCTACCAAATATAGCCCAACAACTAGTAAACAAATCACGAGATTTTTGAACGCAAAAACTGGTGGACGTGGTAACGCTTTAGAGGTGGAACAGGAAGAAATAGAAAAAATATACAAAAACGTATAATAATTATACAACTACTAGGTGATGGCATCTAGTAATTGCATAGTATTTATACTATGAAAATCAATGATATAGACAATAAACTTATGGAAAATATTATGAAAAATATAAACTTAACTACTGAGCAATACGCTGTAATAGATAGTCTTGAATCTGAGATTATGTATCAGCTAGAAACGTTTGGAGATGTAGACGTTGACGGACTTTATGAAGGTGATTATATCACTGGATTATTTATGCCTAATGAGTTTCATTATGCCATTGAAAGCGTAGCTTATCGTAGCTATGGGTAAATCCTATACAATTGCAGGGTGATGTCACCCTGTTTTTGCATAGCATTTAGCTGTGAAATCAATAAACCTTATGGAGATATAAATGAAAAAATATATATTAAATTTACTAACTTGTGGACTGTATGCACAGGTCAATGCACTTAAGGAGGAATTAAAAAACATTCCTAAAAGCATTGATGAGAATAGTGTAACGGACTTAATACAAGACCATTTCAATGAATACGTTGACGGTGTTTATATGAGAGATGGAGACTTTGAGCCTTCAGATTATGACTTGGTTTTGAATGGAGATTATAACTTTGATGACTTTATAACGGCTGATGATGTATCTGATGAGATAGATTATGATTCGATAGCTGACAAAGTTCACTCTAATTATGAACTAGTCGATAGTGATACGGTTAAAGATATGATTGATTCTGCATGTGCCGATTATACTAACTTTGTTGATGAAGATACGGTTAAAGATATGATTGGTGAGATAGAAAAACCTCAACAGATATCTATCAATGATGTCATTGAACAGTTAGTAAATCAAACGGAAGCATACAAAGGTATGCACTTGAAATATGAAGTTGAAATCACTGAGTATAAAAGAAAAATTGCTGAGTTAGAAAGCAAGTAACCATATATAACATACGCCTAGTTACTACGTAGTAGCTAGGTAGTTGCTATCTATATATACATCACGGTGTATATATACATAGTAATAATGCTATGTAAATCAACAACTTATGGGAATATATTATGAAAATAAATAAAAAAATACAAGCTATCTATGACAAGATTATTAAAGCTATGGAAACAGGAGCTGATTGGTCAAAGTCATGGACTGAAATGGGAATGGGACTACCTAAGAATCCATGTAGCAAGATAACGTATCGTGGAATGAACACGTTTATATTATTGTTTGAGTTACAAGATAAAGATTACCCAGTAAATAACTGGGCGACTTATATTCAATGGAAAAAAGCAGGTAGAATCATACCACAAGACACTAAAGGCGTAGACTTAATCAAGTGGAAGGTCGTCCATAAGAAGGACGAAAACGGAAATGAGACAGATGAAACCTATGGTTTTTACAATGCGTTTACGGTGTTCAATGAGTCTCAATTGGAAGGGTATGAACCACCAGTTGAAACTGATGAGCAAGTATCTGAGTTTGCTATTCAGTGGAAGGTTGAGGAGTACGTGCAAAACACTAACGCTTCAGTTAAATATAGTGAGACAGGTGGTGCATTTTACCACCCTAAACTGGACTACATTAACATGCCTAACAAGACTAGGTTCTTTGATACTAAGGACTCAGATGCTGAAGGTAACTACTATGCAACACTGTTGCATGAGTTAGTACACTGGACAGGTGCTGAAGATAGATGTAA